AGCCTGGCGAATGGCAGAAGATTCACTATAGGAGCCGCCCTGCTGTTGGTGCTCCCTGAGCGCGGCATTCGCAACCGCGACCCATTGACGCTTTTGCGCCTGCGTTAATCCGCTTTTAAATTGTCCCACATCTTTTGTTGTCCAAGGCATAAATTATCCCCCTTATATTATATCATTATTTGGAATCGCACCCCCGCGCGTGTGTGCGCTCGAGGCTTTAATAGGTATAGCCACGCACCGGCACTGTGGATGTTTCGGTATTTCGTTCTCAATTTGGTTTAACGTATACGGCCCCCCCAGCGCCATTGTTTCACACCGTGCGCAAACCCGTTGGTCCCCCGCCGTGATCCACTCCGCTTTCACCTTAATACCTTCCACGCCCCAATTTCGGTATTCCTGGATAGTGGCTTTATGATGCGCCCGGATAATCTCTGTGCGAGCCATTATCTGCGCCCGACGCTCAGCGGGTATGTAACGACCAAGGGTGTCCGTTATTCCTAAGTCGGCACCCCCGCCCCTTAATTGTTTTGTTGAGCATTTCTGCGAGCTTGCGTGGGTTATCGCCGTCAGATATACCCTGCGTTAACACCGGCTTATTTGTTGATCCATAGCATCCGTAATCCCTTTCAGTTCATTAAAAGTGCGGGTGTACAACACTCCAAGTCTGTCGGCGTGGAAAGGGCCCCCCATTGAGGCGTTAATACCTCCGGTTTTTTCCAGGCTTGGGATATTAAATCTGGCATTCCTCATTTCCTTTCGCCCCCTTATAACCCCTCGCTGGTAGCTGTCTTTTATGTAGGTGTTTGCCCAGGCGCTATCAATGGACTGGCCAACCTGTTGCATTTGCCGCACCTCCAACACACCTTCATCCACCCGGCTCTTAAGCCAATCCATGAATGCATTAATCTTATCGCTGCTACGCGGGAAATCAAATTGACCAGGCCCAGGCTGTTGATGCTTAGTGACGTTCCTAACCAAAGCCTGGTTCTCGGGAGACGTCAAGCCGAACACATCGCGGTTAACAATGGCATCCCGCACATCCCCCCGTAAAGCACGGAAGCGCTTCCGCATCTCCTTAGCGAAACTGTTTCGGAGTGCCGTTGTATGGGTCGGGTCGTAATTCCTTTGCGCCATAACAGTTAGCCCTCTATAATTCACTGCTTTATAGTGTGTTTTAACAGCTATTGTCATTCTTCCCCCTCCTGATTAAAGGCTTCTTCCTCTGCTATTGCTTCGGCCTGTTCCTCGACGATTTTGTCCACTACATCTTGCGAAAGTCCCAAGAAGTGTTTCGCAAACTTTTCAAATGTAAGGTATTGAGACGCCGTGGACTGGGCGTAAGCTTTTAATGCATCTGCTCGAATGCCTCCAACTTCGGCCTGCTCTTTTTCGCTCGGCGCAAATAAATCTTTCCAATCGACAACGTAATCGCCACCATTTGGTTTTGGCATTACTTTATACATAATTAACTTGTCCACAAACTTACGGATAATGGCTGGCTCAGCGAACTCCTCGCGCCTGTCCTGTATCATTTCCAACCACGCCGTCCGATCTTGTGTGGATGCCATTTCCCCGCGCTCACTGCCAGACAGTATCCGCTTCGGTATTCCCGTTTCCGCACTGATCACTTGTAACTGGATGTCAAAGTGATTTGAAGGGTCGGCAACCTGCTGCTGCAACGACTCAATGTTGACGCCCTTTGCTACAAAGAACCTCCGCAAGTCATGGTCGTATTCATCCAACTGCTCTTCCAACTTTTGACGCTCCTCCGGACCCAGGGGAATAGTCCTGATCAACTTTCGATTGCATTCCAGGACGCGCGCCCCGCAGAACATCTCCGCCGAACCGCCAACCAATTTTTCCAAGTCCATTAATCGGTTGTAGATACGTTTAAGCGTTGGAACCCCTTCGACTTCATTTTCCAACAGCTCGCGCGTAATATGCAGCACCCGACTGTGGTGTACATATAACACACTACTTGCCCGCGTTGCCGGATTCGTTATTGTTATCTGATAGATCTCCGGAAGGCCAAAACGTTCGGACGACGGATTATTATCAAATAAATGGATTACTGCATTTTCTTGCCCGAACGGTTTTACGTATAAAAGACTTTAAGTTGTTGGAAGGTATTACTGGCTGCCTAAAGTCTTCGACCTGATTTACATCGCTTAACCCCAGCATTAAGACTGAATACGTTCCGATTCCACTCAGCTTGTCCGCCCGCAGGAATTTGGATTTTAATTGAAGCCTGTCTTCCAATTCTTGATAACTATTTTCGAACGGGCTTTTTTCCATCTCCGTTTTTTCGGTTACTGATACTGGCCCACGCCACGTGGCTTTAGCTGGACGATTAATGACAGCCCCGGCAATACCTTCCCGCAAGTATTTGGCTACGTAATCCTGATATTTGATTTCATCACTTTTCGGATAGCCAAGAGCGCTATACAAATCACGCCTCCCATTATATGACATTCCCATAGCAGATTGCAATTGCGCTCTGCCGATCAATGCACTTAATGTTTGAACGGTATCTTTATTATCATTTGCTACCATTTAACCCCCTTTGTTATTACCTTCTTTGAAAGTGTGTCGGCTCTATCCTTGCGTTTGTCTTTATTATCTTTAGCTTTTTTGTAGTCTCTAACAACGGCCTTCTTCCGGCCTTTACTGCTGCCAAAGTTTATCCAGATATCTTTAAACGATTGGCGCAAACTCCGCCCAATTCGATTTTCGAGATGTCATTATCTTCCGTTACTTGCAACACGAGTGAAAGAAAATCCCTAAAATCTTTTACAACTCCGCGAACCCTTTGTGTAAAGGCCACCAAAAATAATGACCAAAACAGTTAACGCGGCACTGATAATCTCATAAGTCTCCATAATTACTCCTTTTTTTTTTAAAATTAATATACTTCAACTTGCTTTCCGCTAAACAACTTAGCGTATGCGCCCGAAGAAGCATCCACTTGGTCTTTAAAAGTACTAAACGGGAAGAACCTCAACTCCTCTACGAAATCGTGGTTCCAATCGGCTCGTAATAATAAGACATTACCACTATTCACTTGCACACTAAATGGATCGGCTCTATATACCTTGTCCCCTTTGGCTGGATCAGGCCTCGCCACAAACCCGGCTAAGTTTCTTGTCGTCGCCTCTGCTGATTCTTTTCCACCGCTGCCAGGTTCCTGCTCATAATAGACATCAACCCCTTGCCCGTCGGCTTCGGCTGTACTTCGAATCATTTGTTCACGCTCATGGGTAGCCCATTGGCCTCGCTTTACATCAATTACCATTGCCTTACCATTATTTAAACGGGCCATTTTTACGCCTGCAGTGTATGCCCCACTGTTCGAACTTGCAGCCTTGTCCCAATATCTCACGGTTTTCACCAATTGGGGCCTTCCAAAGGTGCGGTCAGCGTACTGGAATTTATCAACCTGAAACATTCCGCCTCCCGGCGGAACAGGTTTCTGCCCGATTTGACCCGAATACCCGTATTGGCCTAATTGCGTATACAGTTTGCGCAGTACTTTTCGATTCAATCTTACCGGGTCTAATAACCCTTTTGGTAATATTCTTTCAACTCTATCGGTCGGACTTCATCCCCGTAATTATCCAATTCCCCGGGTAAACTAATTAACTTAACATTCTCAGCATCAATCGTTTCAAGTAAGTGCCCAGTACAATCGTTTTGATGAAGCCGCTGCATTATAAGCACAGTTGGTGTGATGTTTTTGTCAATTTTACGCGTGGATAGGGTTTCGCTCAACCATCTGTTCGCTTTTGCCAATTCAACTCCACTAGATGAACGGCGGGGGTCAAGTGGGTCATCCACTATCAAAATGTGACCCTGAAATCCGGTAGTAGATCCTCCAGTCGATGTGCTTAATCGACTTCCCCCTTTCAACTCTCGGGGCTGGAGACCTTTTCGATGCCACTCCTTTTTTAGGAGTTTAAAGTTACTCTTCGTATCCCTATCCTGTTTTACTCCAATCTCCGGATACATTGCTTTAAAGGACTCACTTTTCAACAAATCTCGGCTGTCCTCCGCCAATTCCAGACTCAACGCACTGCTATAGCTGCTAGTAATAAACCGCATCCAATACCATTGAGTCCAAGCCCACACGGGAAACATTCTTGAAACGATAGTGGATTTAGTTGTACCCGGCGGAATGTTTATTATCAAATAATCATATCCTGGGTTTTTGCCTCGTGCAACTTTTTCCGCCATATCCTGAAGCACATCGCACAAAAATTCCAAGTGCCAATTCAATTGCAGCGTATCGTTATTCATTTCCGCCCAAAAAGTGCCTAAAGAACTCAAAAAAATGACCGCCTGAACATTTCCCTTCTAATAAGAATTAGGGTGTTGAATCGCTTGCAACATCCTTTTAGGAATCTCGGTTCGTTTGGATTCTGTTTTAGTCGGCATTGTTTTGTGTTTTTTCAGCTATTTGAATTAAAACCTTTAATTCCTCGTCATCCAAGCCTGATAGATCAACTGTATTACGAGTCTCAATTGGACCACCCTTTTTCCCGGTCAGCTCTATGTATTGAGCATTTGTCCAGGGTTGATCCTGATGGCGGGTGCGATTATTTAGCCAATAGATTGCGGCTGTGGTGTCAGGTGGGTAATGCTTAATATAGGGCACTTTAGTAACTTGCTCTTTATATGTGGTGATATAAGTATCCTCATGGCTATACCCTACCGCTCTTTCATATAACGAACGGGCAACTCGTGCGTCGGCTTCATCTTTGCCGGCTCTAACTGCGTTGTCAAAGACGGGCTTGGTACGCTTCCAATGCTTTACTGTTTGGAAGCCCACTCCCAAAGCAGACGCAAGCTCCGCATCAGTTAGCCCTTTTAAACAAAGATTGTACGCACGTTCGGGCATATCCTTTGTCCATTTCACTGGTGTATTTACTCCTTTTTCCCTGCCCATTATTTGATACACTTTTCTAATTTGTGTATAACAAAGATACAAAAATATTTCAAAAAGTAAGTGCGATAGGAGTCGCTTACATCCCACCCACGCTAAAAAAGCGATGAATATGCAAAGGTTTATATGATTTAATTTTGAAACGTAAACAATGGTAAAACAATGGTAAACAATCATTGTTTACGCATAACTACCTGAGGGTCATGCACTTTATAGCCAAATAAACAATGTAAACAATAAAAACCCAAAACTTTTAGATCGGGGAATACATAGAAATATAGGGGGATAAAAACATGTAATCGCGCATATAATGTTATGCGAATCATTGTTTACATTGTTTTACGGAGCTATTTTTTAAAGGCTAACCCCCTGATTTTTAATGGTATGGCCGTAACAATAAGATCGTTTTATTGTTTACGCTACTTGTTTTAAACCTTAACGCGTTGAGGTGCAGCCCTTTTATATTGTTTACATTGTTTACGATAGATTTTTTTCGTTTTTTATTGAAAAACATTTTTTTGTTCGGAATAAAAGGCTTATATTTGTAACTATGTTTAAAGGTTTAAAACATTCAGGGAATGGAAATAATTAAGGTATTCTACGACCTGGAGACAACCGGGCTTAACTCTAA